CAGGTTGATAGCTTGTTAAAGGATCTCTAATTTTTAAGGTCATCTTTGCAGTCATTGATTTTCCTGTTGAAATTTCGATATCCTTTAAACTAGGTGAGTAGATTTTTGCGAATGTATAAAATACTTTCTCAAAGCTCACATCCCGGCCATCTAATCCTTCAAGTACTTTTGAGTTATAAAACTCTACTGGAGTTCTTAATTCGCTTGTATTGGTCTCTGGCTTCTTGTATTTAAACTCAGGCTTATTCATCTTCCACAACTACATCTTCGTTTGGATTTTCCGAAGCTACTAAATCGTATTCTTTAACAAAATCAGGTAATTTCTTCATCAATTCGTTTTTTCGATCATCATCAACTTCAAAAATGTCTCCAACGTGTCGGACAACATTTTCTTTCAAGTCAAAGAAATCTTGGATTGTTTCTAGCACTCTTTTCCTCCTATTGGGTGGTTTTGAAGTGATAACTCAAGGAGTTCTCCTTGAAAATTTGCAAAGAAAAACTCGACCTGATCGTTGTACAAATATCTTGCACGTTCCAAAACAAGCTCTTCAGTGCGAGAATCTGACAAATCAAAAGCTCCTGTTAAGTCGAGAATTGCTTTTTCAGATGAAGTCAACATCCTTGAAAGATTCCCGTCTTCGGCATCATGAAAGATTTTCATCCGCTCCTTGAATGTTCCTAGAAGCGGATGAAGTTGTTTTGTTTCTTCCATTCGGTGTCACCACCTATTATTTGATTTCCAATTTCCAAACAGCAGCGGTCTTTTCATCGTGAGCCTTACCGTAGGCGAATTGCTTAGCAGTGTAGAGGTTCAAGTCTTCAAGAGCGTAAGTTTCTGTGAAGCGTCCAAATTCAATACCACCACCTACAAATGCATCATAGCGGCCTTTGACGAATGTAGTCACTTTACCAGCGGTTTGAGCAATTGACTCAGCCAAGATCAAGTTATACGGCATTGCTGTTACATACGTTCCCTGAGCATTTAGGGAAGTGTATTGTTTTTTAACATCCCATGCGTCTGTTGGGTTGACAACCATCACGACATTTCCTTCAACCGCAACTGGATTACCATCAGATTTAACGGAGTGATATTTGTAAACATTTGTCAATTCTTTGACAACTGTTGCAGAGTCCACAAATGTAAGTTTTGCAGTTTCAACAGCTTTTTCTGCATAAGTTGTTTTGTTTCCTGCTACAGTACCTGTAAGAGTGCGAGAAAGACCGATTGGTTTGCCATCTCCATCTCCGTTCAAGAAGGCGGCTTCCAAAGCAGCAGCAAACGCTTCTGTGATTTGAGCAGATACAAATGCTTGCAACCAAGCAGGACCGAATTTTTCAGAGTCTTTAGGAATGACTACAAATGCAGTCAACTTGTTTTGAATAGCTTCTTCTTCGTTGAAGGCTTGTTTCAATTGACCTTGGATTTCCCCATTGATCTTGCCCCAAACAGCTTCTCCAGTTTGAGTTGATTTGAGGAATTTAAGGCGGATACCAGCATTGCGCAATCCAATATGTTGCAAGAGCGGGCGAGATTTTACCATATCATCAAAGATACGGTCAACGGTTTCTTGTGGGAAGAGTTTTTCTACTCCTACAGGGACAGTTTTGTCGATGTCGTTGAAGAATTCACGGGCTTCCGCAGTCAATTTAGCATCATAAGGGTTCATTGCTGAAACTTCCTCATGAGCAGCATGACGAGCTTGTTCCATCATTTCATTTGTCATCGACTCGATCATTTCATTGTAGAGTTTCGCTTGTTCTTCTTGAGGCGCACCATTTGCCACTGCGTTCAAAAAGTTCTGACGAATTTCGTTGAATTTGTTTGATAATTTCATTGTCATTATTATTTTTCCTTTCTAAAATGCAAAAAGACCGAACCCTTTAGGTACAGCCTTGTTTATGTTATTTTCTGGACTTTCTGGAAGGGTGAATCTTTTCTGTACAAATTCACTATTTTCAAAAGACTCTTTTGCAATCTGTCGAGCTTCTAACTTATTAGCTACCAGCTCAGCGATTTTATCGACATCTGGAGTCATTGCTGACTTCATCTTATCGATAAAATCATGTGGGATCATTGGAGTTTCGCTTGCAGCAAATGTAGGAGCAATTTCTCCAGCGAACATGATCCTGTCAGCAAATCCTTGATTTACTGCTGATTCAGCATCGAACCAGGTAGTCTTGTTCATCAGATCCAATAAATCGTCCAATGCTTTTCCAGTTTTATCAACATAAGCATTTGCGATTGACTTATTAAAACCTTCAAGCACTCCAGCTTCGTGAAGTAGAGTGTTGTGGTCTCCGTCAACTCGTGATGACACGTTGTGAATCATGATTTGAGCAGTAGGGCTAATTTCTATGACATCACCAGCCATTGCGATAACACTCGCTGCGCTTGCAGCAATTCCCACGATTTTAACAACTACTTTCCCTGAGTAGGCCCGTAATGCAGTATAGATTTCGCTACCTGCATATACATCTCCTCCCCCTGAGTTGATGTGAACTTCAATGTCCTCACCAGTTTCCGGAAGTACTACATTTTTAGGAGCGGTACAGTCCCAATCAAGCCAATCATAAAGCCAAGCATCATCGTTTGACACGATTGTTCCTTTAATCGAAATCACTTTCATCTTCTTTCTCACCTCCCTTCTCTACATCCTCACCAAGTTGATAGTTCTTAGTGATCAGAGGCTTGTCGCCCCACGGTACAGCTTCAAGGCCAAGTTCCTCACGGACCTCATTGATAAGCATAGAACCGGAAGAAATCAGCTTGTCAATACTTTGAGCAAGCGAGAATTTGTCTCTTTGCCCTTCACCAATAATGACAAGGCGCTTATTGTCTTTGTACTCATTTTTGCTTAGTAAAGCAAAGTTCAGACCATCGCTCATTTTCTTCACAAGTGACTGGTAGCAATAGCTATTAAACATCTTCTGACTATTTTCCAGATTAGCCATGTCTCCATGCATCAGCGCAGTTGGAATCCCTAAGATGTCGGCCACCTCGTCATCAAATTGCCTACGGAGCTTCTTGAGCTCATCTACGGATAGGTTCGATGTCCCGGTAGTGTTTGTCAGCTCTGAGTATTCCATTCCTTCTTGAGCTGGGACAATTGCTACTGTCTTTGTCGTAAATGATTTAAAGAGACCGTCTGCATATCGTTGCATCTTTTCACGTTTTGATTCGTCAAAACTTGCATTCGTTCTAGTGCTGAGTACTCCACGAATTTGATTATTTCGCGCAAGTGCTTCAACCAGTCGAGTGTGTAGTTTTTCATAATCATTGAAGAGTTGAGTAAAATACTCTTGAAGACGATTGTTGTTATATTGCAAGAAAATAACTTCATTCATTTTGAATGGTTTCTGGAAAGTATAGTCTTGACAACTCACAGATGTGAATGTGTCATCAAACACAGCATATTTCTGTCGGATGTATGAGTCGGCAATCAATAACTGATCATCATTCGTCAAGAAAATCAGTACTTCATTCTTGGTCAATAAGCGGTAAACCGCCTTTTGCCAAAACTCAGAAGCAGATTCATTCTTGTTGGGTCTTACATTTAGCAGATAATCCCAATCAGTAGCCTTCTTTTTTCCATTCTCAATGAACTTAAACTCAGACCTTGCAAAGATGCGGGCCACAAATTCAGCAGCCTTGTCAATCGACAGGCTCTTTAGTTGCAGATTTCCAAAGATCCGCTCCAGCTCATCAAATTCAAAACTCGGTTCTGGAACTTCTCGCTTGAATAAATTTAGCCATCCCAAGGCACCTCCTCCTTTCTAAAATTTTCTGCCTACCACCCACCCGGATATTTTTTATCGTTTAAAGAAAGACTTTTTGGAACGTTTGAGCTCCTTCTTGATTGATTCAAACTCTTTATTTGTTTGTTCAACATTTTTGGCACAAATCTCTTCATGCCGTTTTAAAGCTTGATTCAAAGTATTCAATTCGGATTTGAGGTCGCCAACTTTATTCATTAAGTGCATATTTTCCTCACTTAACACAACCAACTCACATTCGAGCTCATGGATCTTTTGTCCGAGCATTTGTTTCTTCTTCATTCGTTTGTTCATTTTGTTGTCCTTTCTAAAATTCCCAATCTTCGATCACGTCAAGAAAGTCTCCAACAGTACTTTCTTGAATAATTTCTCTCTTGTAGAGAGCAGCAATAAAGGCATGGAAACCGTCAGTCTTTCGTCTCAGCGGTTCCTTTTTCAAAAATCTCTTGTTTCCGTCTTTGTCTTCTTTGACAAAGGTATTATCGGTATACCAGAGCATTGATTTATCGTTTTCAAAAATGAATCTTTCGTTCGCAAATCCATCTTCAATGATTGGAGCTACCTTCGACTGTATCGCTCCTGGATTTCGCAAGAATTCATACTCAAAATCAGCTTCTTCCAGCAACGGTTTCAGCAAGTCCATTCGAAATCCGTCTGCGCAGACGATTTCGATATTGTACAACTTGCGCCACTGGATTAATTTATCAACAAGTAATCTTGGATCTATACTTGGACCATCTACAATAGTGAAAAGCCCTTGCTCCTGCCATTCACGGATTGGAGCCTTGATTTTAAACATATCCAAAAATTGCTTTCTGGCAAAACTGTGTTGCTTCCAGATGAACTCATCACCATTTTTAAAGAGTAGTCCCACACTTGCAAAGTCTCTGATGCTTGCATAGTCGAAACCAGCGACACAAGATCTTCCTGAGAGATCTATACCAGGGCTTCTCAATGCAGCCATTAACTTTTCACGAGTGGTCACATCTTTTTCAATGTCAGCTTCTGGCAGATTCATCCGTTTTGTCATAAACTCTTGTCTGCCTGACGGTTCCAATTCCAAATCATCATAGTCAGCTTTCGTTCTAGCTAATAGACGTTTGGCATAGGGAGTTGTTTCGTCAAGCATAGGATTCGCTTTTGGCCAGTTGCTCATATCATCCACTTCTTCCGGATCATCCAACTTACAGATAAAAGGGAATAAGCGAAACTCATCAAGCTCACCATTCAAGATTTTCATTGATTTCTCAATCATCTTGTCGTAGAACCCTTCACGGACATGCCCATTGGTACCATTGTAGAAGGTACGAGCATGGGCAATCTTACCAAGCCCTGACCGCTGGATTTTAACAGCAGAGTCATTTTCGAACTGGTGAATTTCATCGAATTCAAGACAGCCATCACGAGCCGAGTCCATTGTTTTCGGATTGTTCGTCCGATAAGAAAAGACCGAGTTATTCCCTCGGCCTGTAATAGACATCTTTGTCAAATAGTAATGATCTTCCAGTCCTCTTCTCTGGACAGTTTCATAAACTTCCTCAAATGATACTTTCCCTTGTTTTTCCGAATTAGCTGTGATAGTCACATCATAATCTCGAATTGGATATAGTGGGCTGATAAAAAATGCATCTCGACTAGACATAAAACCATTCTTACCACCCCCACGGGCCAAAGTAAGAAGGAACTCATCGAATTGAGGTTCCCCATCTTCTTTCCTGAAAAGGAATATAAACGGTGTGAGAAATTTTTGATATTTAGCCAGTGGGAAGAAATTCTTCTCAGTGAACTGGATATATTTTTCGATCAAAATATTGTCAAAATATAAATCATCCCTCGGATAGATTTTTTCTTTGATGATCTTGAATAGCAGTGAGCGTTCTTTGTTGACTTTGATTTTTCCAGACTCAGCAAGTTCAATATATTCATCAATCAGAGGATGAGAAATCACAATAGATCACTTCCGTCCGATGGTGGCTTTTTCTCC